CCCGCATGACAACGAGCCCCACTCACTCTCGAACGCCGTCTTGTTTGGCCCGCGCCTCGGCGCGGTTTGCGATTTCCGTCATCGTGGCCGCAGCATCTTCAAGAGCCGGGAGCCGCCCCCGTGACACATCGAGATCATGTTGGGGGCGCTTATGCGCAGCCACCAACCGCTCGAGATTTCCGCAATGTCCGCGCAGATTGACGACGGCCAGCTCAACGGCGGCGGCCTGCTCGCGAAAACTGGTTTTGGGGCGATCCATGTCACGCCGCCTTCTTTCTGACGGACATGCCCCACAGCGCCGGATCGGCGGTGAAGCCGATTTGCTCCAGAGCGGCGCTCATCAAGACAAAGAAATGCCGCGCTATGCGATTGTCGGCGCGCCAATTCGAAACGGCTTGCGGGGACCGATCGACCATCGCCGCGACCTTGGCGGTTCCGCCCAGCGCGTCGATCACCTCATCTACTGTCTTGAGACGTTCAAGAGCCATTTCGGCTCGATACTACAGCTTTTCTGTACCGTCAATCATATTGATTAGCGAGATAGCGCCTCGCTGCCCTACAGGGAATCAATACAGCTATCATGGCCCTGGATTTAGAGAGCAAAGAAGCTATCGGGGCGCGTCTCGAAATCGCGCGCGTCGCCCTGGAGTTCAAAACCGCGGCCGCCTTTGCCGCGTCCCTTGACCGTTGCATCACCCCTCAGAAGTGGAGCAACTACGTCAAAGGACGCGACCGTCTTCCANNCCGCCTCAGCCTCGATTGGCTATACGGCGGCGACGCGAGCACTCTTCCGGGCGCACTGATGCTTCGTGTCGAGCAGGTTGAAAAGGAGCTAGCCGATGCTCCTAAGTCCGGTAACCGCCCCCGAAAACCGTCTGTACGAGCGTCGTCATAAAGCCCACGACGGAACCCGCGCACTTTTCCTCCCTCGGCATCTGCATCGCGATCTCTATTGCCGCCCGCTTGGCAGCTCGATCTCCGGGGCTGTAATTGATCCAGCGCATCAGCCACCTCAGGTGCTCGATAGTATTAATCTTATCCTGCAACCCTGACGGAAGCTGGGCCGTCAACTGAAGACCCAATTCCATTGTTTCTTGGTCATAGACCGGCCGCCTATTCTTGACGAACCGCACCACGTTTTCCACCGCACACATCTCCAAGTGAGGCATTACTGCGCTTTGTACCTGCCTTTCCGTAAAGGTAATGGAACCAAGATTGCGACTTCTCCCGCCTTACAACCATATCCGGCGCGCGCCCAAGCGGGCGCCAGTACGCACCTGGATGTACGCAATCCCTGGAGATGCGAAGTTGCGTTTTTCTGTATTTGCTGTTGACTGAATTACAGCTTTTCTGTACTCCGGACGATGGCAGCGCAACGTGGTTGCGCCTTCATTGGACGGACACGCATGGGCTGGATTTCCGTAAGAACTGAAGGGCCGACCTCGCAGGAGCTTAAGCAGCGCCTACGCGACATCAACGCCGCATCCGATCCGGACCCTCAGTCCGACGAGCGCCCGCGCTCCGCAGTTGAGAAGTCCATCGAGGCCGGGGCCGATTGGGCCGATCCGCGCTGGCCCGCCGCCTGCTGACAGGAGGATCGGATGTTTCGTGATCTCTTGCACGAGGCGGCGGCGCTCGTCTCCCTCGCGATGTTCCTCGCGGTGCTCGCCACCTGGGCGACTATTCTCCGAGGCCTTCAATGAGTGAGGCCGTCGAACTTGTCGATCTCACATCGTTGCAGCCCGCTGCGGTGTTTGCCAAAGGCGGCGCCGCGACAGTTGTGGCAGAGATCGAGCGCGTGGCACGCGCCGTGCCGACCGACATGTCCACGGCAACGGGTCGCGGTGAGATCGCGTCTCTCGCGCGCAAGGTGTCTGGCGTCAAGGTCCGTCTTGACGATATGGGCAAAGAATACGTCTCCGAGTTGAAGGCAAGAGCCAAAGTCGTCGATGTCGAGCGCGCGCTGCTGCGCGGCCGGCTCGAAAATCTCCGCGACGAGGTGCGCCAGCCTCTCACCACATGGGAAGACAAAGAGAAGAGCCGCATCGCCGAGCACCAAGACATGCTCGGCCAGATCGAAACAGCGGCGCGGTTCGATATTCCCGAACCGACCGCGGTCCAGATCAAGGAGCGGCTCGCATGGCTAGGTAGCTTCGGCGGCAACCGCGATTGGGAGGAATTCGAGAACCGCGCCATGGTCGCGCGCGACACCGGGATCGAGGCACTGTCCGCCATGCTCGACGTCGCAACGCGTCGCGAGGCCGAGCGCGCCGAGCTTGATCGTCTGCGGAAGGAAGCCGCCGAGCGCGAGCAGAAGGAGCGCGATGCTGCCATCGCCCGGCGCGCCGCCGAAGCGGCGCGGCTCGAGGCGGAGCAGAAAGCTGCGCGCGAGGCCGAACAAGCAGCGGCGCGGGAACGTGCTGAACGTGAGCGCGTCGAGCGCGAGAAGCGCGAGGCCGAGGATCGGGCTCGCCAGGCACAGGCCGAGAAGGCCGCCGCCGAGGAGCGCGCCCGGCAGGCCGCCGAGAAAGCAGAGGCCGAGAAGGCCGCGCTTGAGGCGTGCGCTCGCCGCGCCGCCGAGGCGGCGGCAGCGCAGGAGCGCCAGCGCATAGCCGATGCGCAGGCCGCTGCGGAGGCAGCGCAGCGGAAGCGCGAGGCCAACAAGCGTCACCGCGCTAAAATCGATGCCGAAGCGGTCGCCGCGTTGCAGGCCGCAGGTCTGTCCGAAGCCGATGCGCAGACTGTCGTGATCGAGATCGTGCGCGGCACCATTCCCTACGTCACCATCAACTATTGAGGGCAGGCAAGATGCAGGCCGAACGCCAGGATTTGCAGGTCATCGAGGGCGCGTCGCCGCCCTCGTCGCAAGGCGCCGTCACACTGCTCACCATGATCGACAAGGCGGTTTCCTCCGGCAATCTCGATCTGGTCGATAAGCTGATGACGCTCCAGGAGCGGTGGGAGAAGAACGAGGCGAAGAAGGCGTTCGTGAAGGCCCTCGCCGCAGCCAAGGCCGAGATCAAGCCGATCGTCAAGAACCGAAGGGTCCAGTTCAAGGCGAAGAATGGTGGCCAAGATACGGACTACCGGCACGAGGATATCGCTGCGATTGCCGATGTCGTCGATCCGATCTTCGCCAAGAACGGGCTGTTCTACAACTGNNCAACTGGAGGGTCAGCAACGCCGGCGGAAGTGTGACCGTCACCTGCATCCTTTCGCACGAACTTGGGCACTCCGAGGACGGCAACAGTCTTACCGCGCCGCCCGATTGCTCTGGAAACAAGAACGGCGTTCAAGGCATCGCTTCAACCAGCACCTTCTTGGAGCGGTACACGCTCAAGGCCTCACTTGGACTCGCCACCACAGATGACGACGGCCGCGCCGCCGGCGATCCCATCGCTGGCCAAGATGCCACGGCTGGCGCCCCGCAGGTCGCACTCCTCACGCCCGAACAGATCGAGGACTTGCGGACCCGCATCGTCCACGCAGGGCTGCCGCTCGCCAACTTCTTCACCTGGGCCAAGGTCAAGCGGGTCGAGGACATCCGGGCCGACCGTTACGACCGCTGCGTTCAGGCCATCATCGCCTGGGGCGAGAGGAGCACGAAGTAANNCCGAATTCTCCACCGTCATGGCGGTCGGTCGTGGCGGAGGTCCGAGCGCGACCCGCACCACCTACATGTACAAGCTGGCCGGAGAAATCCTCACCGGTCGCCCCATGGCCAGCTTCAGCAACGCCTACATGGACCGCGGAAAGGAGTGGGAGCCCGAGGCGCGCGATCTCTATGCCTTGCTCGAAGGCGTCGAGCCTCGGCAAGTCGGGTTCGGTAAGAACCGCGGCGCCGGCTGCAGTCCCGACTCGTTGATCGGCGAGCACGGCGGCCTGGAGATCAAGACGACCGAACCGCACATCCAGATCGACCGGCTGATCCGGGGCGTGCTTCCGCCCGAGCACAAGGCGCAAGTCCAGGGCGGCATGTGGGTGTTCGATCGCGATTTTTGGGACTTCGTCTCCTACTGCCGGGACATGAAGCCGCTCATCATCCGGGTCAAGCGCGACGACGAGTACATCCGCGGCATGGCCGAGGGCGTAGCCCGGTTCAACGAGGAACTCGCCGCATTAGTCGCCAAGCTCGGGGGCCGCGCTGCGGCGTAGCGATGCCTGAGCAACGCCCTACGCCGAAGCCGTCGAGGAAGACACTNNCGTACTCGGCGGCCGATACGTGCTCGTTCCCTACGATCAGCGCAGCGACAAGACCCACGACCACTATTTCGCCTGCGTCCGTGCCGCCTGGACAAACTGGCCGGAGGACTACCCCCGCCGCCTCGCCAACGTCGATCAGATGCGCAAGCACGCCCTGATCTCGACGGGGCACTACGACCAGTCGGCAGGAGCATACAAGTCGGTCGAGGAAGCCGCTGCGTTCGTCACCACCATCATGAGGGCCGTCGATTACGCCGAATACAGCATCGTCGATAACGTCGTGGTGCTGCGCATCGCCAAGACCCAGAAAAAGCGAGCGATGGGCGCGGCACAGTTCCAGCAATCCAAAGAGGACGTGCTCGATTTTCTGTCCTCTGTGATCGGCGTGAACGTAACCACGCTGGCGCGTCAGGCGAAGCGAGGCGCGGCATGACGATCCTCCCGCCCGGCTCGTTTCGCGTCTCGGACTATCGCAAGCCGATTCCGAACAAGGTGAAGCTCGCGGTCATCGCCCGCGACAACGACTTCGACCACCGCCCACCGCTTTGCGAGCGACCCTACGNNCCCACATCTTCGCCACGCCGCACGCCGAGCACGACGAAATGACTTTCGGGCGCAAGCCCGGGGCCGAAAGGACCGTTACCACCCGCGGGTCCGACGTGGGCGAACGCGCCCGCACCGGCGGCATTCAGACGAGCGAGGCGATCCACCTAGCCGCAATAGCCTCAAAGGCCGGCGACTTCCGTCTTGCCGCCCAAATCCTCGCCACCGCGCCGAAGCCCGGCCGGCTACGGCCGAAGCGAAGAATCCGAAGCCGGCCATTCCCAAAGGGTAAGCGGAAGATGAGGACCGCAC